CCAGAAATTTCGGTATCGCCTAAAGCACTCTCTAAACCTACCGCTATTTTTGGTAGGGTTACCAAAGGCGCACCATATTATTTCGGTTTCCTTATCCGTCAAAGCACCCTCAGCTACTTCCCAAATGATATCCGCTATAGAAGATGCCTCATCAAATATAATAAGGATACGATTACCTTGGTTGTGTAGACCAGCGAACGCATCAGGGTTGCTTTCTGACCAAGGAATAGCATCTATCCGCCATATTTTCTCATACTTTTTATCAGCACTAAACAGTGCAGTAGCTGTATAAACAAACAACTCCTTAGCTATAAACAGGTTGTACCATTTACTTAACTCAGACCATGTCTTAGACGATAGCTGCTTTTCAGTATTAGCGGTAACTACACCTCTTGTATTTTCATGTGTAGCCATAGCGAACAGAATAAGAAATGATACTAATGTTGATTTACCAATGCCGTGACCTGATGCGATTGCTATTTTTATTGCTTTTGAAAGGCTTTTACCTTTCTTTAGTTCTTCACCAATCTTTTTTAAAATCTTGATTTGCCACTCATCAGGGCCATCAAATTTTTCAAGCGATGTTCCCTTTTCTCCCCAAGGGAAAGCAAAGTATACAAAGCCTAGCGGATCGTGCGTAAACGAACCCAACGCATCAATCAGTTGAGCCTTGTTGTACTTCATCTGATTTCACCCTTGCTTGTTTCATCCTATCGGATATATCAATCTCTATTTCTGCATCCAACTTAACCTTATCGGTAAATAGCATATGCCGTTTACCTAAGAGTTCAGCTGCTTTCGTTTTATCAGCTACTGATACATCCAACCCAAACGCATCTTTTTCTTCGCCACGCACAACTCTAGTCAAGTATTCCAATACTTCATCAGCAGTTGCGATTGTGCTTTTGCTGCGCTCATCCATGATTGCATCTATATATTGGCGTACCTTAGGTTTTCTTAGCATCTTGCTAGCTGTTACACTTGCCGTCTTTTCCGAATATCCAGCAGTAATTGCGCTTTGTGTTCCATTGGTGGTCTTAACGTATTCATCAGCGAATATGCGTTCTTTCTTAGTTAGTTTTTGTGCTAATTCTTCTATATTCGTCAATGTTACTCACCACCTTTATATGTCTTAACTAAAAATAGCAACACCTCATGTTGTTTGGTGCTGCTATACTCGCTTTCTTTCTTATAGAGTTGTCCTTGCTTAAAAGTCTTACCCTTTTTATACTTTTCAGGGAATGCCAGCTTATATTCTTCTTCGTTGTACATTCTACTTACTATGTACACCTTACAAGGCTTATCGTATTTGCTCCATGATTGTCTTGTATCGACCACGTACCGCCTACCATTCATCCGTAATGCGGTTAATAGCTTTCTTATTGTTGGTTGGTAATTCACATCCAACACCACACAATGGCCATTGTAATTAATATCGCACACATAATAGCTAAATAATCAATGATAGTCAGTAAGCTATCCCCACGATGCTCATAAGCGTATTTTGCTTTCGCCTGTAAGTCTTTATCATTCAAGTTCTTAGCTGCTTGTTTGAATAGTTTTCTATCTTCAAAGAATTGTTTGATTGCTTTAATCATTTAAGTACTTCGCCACCTTTCCTTTTTAACTTACCATGCGATCGTACGCACAACCCATAATTACATTTGCTTGCACCGCCATGCGTAATGTATGTTTGACACAGTCCGTCATATTCAATTACCTTTGCGGTACATATCCCCTTTTTGTTGTTTAAGCACTTATGCTTACAACACCTTATCTCCGTCATACCCTTTCCCTGTTTTTATAGATTTATACAAAAAATGAGATATATCCACGTAGATATACCTCATTATGTGATAGTTTTATTAATTTTGATTGCATTAATCACTCAAAACTAGGTGCTTTGTTTATGACATGACAATTTACGCAATTTTAAGTTTCAACTATGAAAAACAAAATTAAATAGATAAAAGCACCTAGTTTTCAATGATCATTACACACTCAATACCAACAACTAACTATGATGAATCGTACTTGTGTTAGGTTTATTAACAATAGAATATATGACTAATCTTTGGAGTCCTAGTTAGTTGTTAGTATTCAATATGTAAAAACCAATTAGGGTAGGTTCGTATTTAAGGTCAATGAGCTATGTTGAAAATATTCGACCTACCCATATCAGTTTTGCAGTAATTTTTACAGGTTTTCTCTTAACATATACTTTAGTTGAAATTAGAAAAAAGTATTGTGTTTCACTCATTAATCAATATATGGTTGCGCTACTACTCTGTGTCCATCGATGAATTGTCCCACACCACATTTCGCCCATATACAACAAAGGCGCACTCTTATGTGGGTGCGCTTGTTGTTGTGTTTTGATTTACCTTTACAAGGAAAGAGTGAGTAAAGTCGCTTAGTGGCAACTTCTACATATATATTATACCTTATAGCGAACGCACTTAGTATGGACAATTACGGACATTTGCGGACATTATAGGACAAGTTTTCGCCCAAATTCCAATAATGCTTTTTGCTTGTATCGTTTCGCTTGTTTCGTGGAGTAGCACCCAATCATTTTGTATGCATCTTCTGTTGTATTGTTGAGTACAAATTCATAACGCAGGATGATTGCACCCAGCTTTTCATCTAGTGCGTCTATCTTAGTGATCGCATCGCATTTTAATTTAGATAACTCATCAATACGTTTATCACGTTCTGCGACTGTATCAAGAAATCTTGCTACGCTCCCCTCTAACCCTTGCGGAGTTCCACCACCTGTTACTCTATCCTTTGAGTAGTCTATAGCACCTATAGACGTAAGGTTTGCTCTTAACTGATTGATTTCTTCTTTGATAGATGCAATCTGTACATCAACCAGCTTTACTGGTTGTAGATACTCAACTGCCTTTTCTATTAGTTTCTTTTCATCTAGTTCGTTCAAACGCTCACCCCTTTAACGATGCACCAATACCAATTAAGATTAGCACGATTGATACTATAGCTTGCAGCACCATTACAACCATGCAATTATCTTCCCAACAGGAAAGCCCATCACCTGTTGATTTAAGTACACTTGCAATAGGTGCTATTAACAAAATACCACCTATCTCTATTAGGTGTTCTAACATAACACTTCACCTCACTCTTTAAAACCACCATTTATAGCTATCAAATACACCAATACACACCATGCTATAAATATAATTGCATTTGCCCATCCATCTTTGGTGCCACCTACTGCAATTAATAAACAAAAGAATAAAAAGTACATCATGTATTTATACCTCTGCTAGTTTTACATCTGTCCATGGCAGTGCCTCTTTATCATCTTCAGCACTCCAAGATGTTGCACCGCCTGTCCAAGCATATACCTTTCCATCCTTAAAAAATGCAAAATATCGTTTACCCCAATCCTGTTCTTTTAAATCCCTAACTAATATAGGTGTATCAACTGGCACTTTAGACCAATCAACAATGCCTAATTCTTCTGCAATACTTAAATATTGATTTAAATTTGTCTTAGGAAGTATATCTCTAATACAACTAACCGGTGAACATTTGCCAACAAGCTCAAGACCTCCGTATTCATTTCTTCTTGGCTTTTCTTTAATCGCCCAAACGTTACCGCAATAATCTTCAAACAAATATATCCAGCCATCATCATATAACTTTTGAAGTAACCATTCTCTACCTTGTTCATCTGTGATCATACTCTATCCACGCTCCTCTATCTTCATTCCATTCAAACCTAACTTCATCTTCCAAACAAAAGTTATCATCTTCATCAAAACCATAGCTTTCATCATACTCTATGGCTTTTCCTATGTAGAACACAGTTTCCTCGCTCTCAAATGCAAGCTGGCATAAAAACTTAAATGCATCTTGATAACTTTGAGGTGCTATGTAAAAGTCGGAGTGTTCAACGTAACCGCTATATTTTGTCATCTAACAATATACCTGTCTGACAAAGAGTTATAGATTTGGTGTTTTATTTTGAGAGTAACTTTTTCTACAAAGAAATCTAATCTAAAACATTGTTCTATTTCAAATACAGTCGATAACTCTGTGATAGTTACACCTGAAAACTCATATATGATTTTCACGCTACCATCATTAACTTCAATTTTAGGTTTGATTATTTCATCACCAATAACTATTGTTAATGCACTAGATAGTAATTCTAAATTAATTCTTCTCATATCTTATAACCCTATCTTTATACACTTAATACCTTTTTCTACAATGTAGTCCATTAGTTTTACTAACTTGAAATACTCTTTATCTGTAAGTTCTCCTACATTATATGCATCATACACTTCACCACTAACCATATTTAAGCTTTTAAAATCATAGCAAGAAAGTATATATTTTCTTGTTTTTCTATAAAATGCACTCATACCTATCTTTCCTCGTACAATTTATTAATTTCATATCTATATTGCGATATAACTCGTTTCTTTATATCCAATGCAAATTGTTCCAATGTAAGTTTTGCGCATTTTAATTCGATCATTGATATTTCTATACCAATATTTATGTTATTTTTCTTATAAACAATTCTAAATCTACCGAAATCAAAATCAACCTTAGGTTCAAGTAAATCATCCTCATAAGTAAATGTTAAAGCCCGTTGCAATGTATAAATTGTATCTTCCATTCCAACTATACGTATATCATCATAAATTCTCATACTCACCTCTTATGATAGGGCGGATATTTCACCGCCCATATCCTAATCATCAACCAACATTAAATAATATGTGTTTAAACATGATAAGTGTCATTCCGATTAATAACGTAAAAATCCAAACGATCATACATATCAACAATGCATTGAAAAATCCATCTTTCTTACACATTCTTTATTCCTTTTCTGTAATCAATATAATTTCATCGGTGTCCAAATCAACAGATACTCTTGTTACACAAAGCAATTCATTATTAACAAGAACACTAACTCCACTTTCACTATACTTTTCATCGATTAATTCTTTAATTTCTGACCATTCCATATTATTTGCTCGCTTTCAATTTACTCATAAGTATTGTTGCTACTGCGATTTTTTTCGCATCAACACATTTATTTTCCTGTACTTCCATAACCGCCAGCACCTCTTTCTGTTTCACTTAAATCGTCAACCGCTACAACATCAACCAACGCAATTGGTACGATTACTAATTGTGCGATGCGATCACCTCTAAATATTGTGTAGTCATTACATGATACATTCTCATATACAATGCTTAGTTCACCTCGATAATCAGCATCAATAATACCTACACTATTTGCACATCTTAGAGGTGTCTTACTCATGCTACTTCTTGGTACAAGCAAACCCATATGACCTTTTGGAATTTCAACTGCTACTCCTAAAGGTACTTTCTTTTGACTGTCAGCAGGAACTTTGATGTGGAACGGACAATACAAATCTAACCCAGCTGCATCATTACTACCTCTTGTTGGTAGTTGTGCGTATTCATTAACTAATTTCACTTTCATTTGTTCCATTACATTCCTCACTCCATTCACTTTCTTTGTAGATGCGGAAGAAATCATCCGCACTCAACACCACTAACCACGGCTTGTTGCTTTTCTTCCAAGCCACTATAGGTATATAACCATTGTCTGCTTGTTTTGCATCGTGTTCCGCTTGCTCATAGGCTTTACGGACATTCAGATTTTCAACGAATTTGACTTCTTGATGTATGTTTGGTAGTCCAACACAGTCGCTAGCATCACCTGTGTTACCACAATATTGTGCAGTTCTACGTACTTTATCGAACCCATTGGCTCGGCAAACATCTCGCCACATTCGTTCGCCCCTAGCACCTTTTTGCTTGCTATTTATTGGCAACGATCATCCCCCCCCTACACATCCAGTTTTTTCATTAACTCTTCAAGTAAAAAAGCTAATACAAAACTTATCACCATAGCTAAAAATGTTTTAGCCACCGACCACATACTTACACCCAATATTCCAACTAGCCATAGCACAAGTGCTAACGCAAATGAAAAAGTAGTGATAAAAAAGAGTGCTATTAAAATTCCATCAGCCACAATTAAAAGTTTTCTCATTTTTCCCTTTCTAATATTTGTTTATATACATATCACATCGTTTTAAAATATCTTGTACTAACATCAACGGAATATGAGACCTTGCATTGTATCGTTTAACACCTTTGATATTCATTCTTTCAAACTCAATAGTGTTTCTAATGTTATCTTTCAATAACTTTAAATCGATATTACTACCAAACTTTGTTGGTTTCTTAATTGGGTAATCATAGTTGTTGTAATAGGTTAGGTTTTCATATGGAATATCGAACCCAATCACATTTGCTATGTATTCCCATAACCGCCCATACGCTGGGTTTTCAATCACGAACACTTTAGGCTTATACCTTTCAATGATTTTTAACGTGTTGTATATACACATCTCACCATTGATACGTGTTAGAAATGACTTGTCATACTTGAATTGGTAGTTCTCATAATCAATGTGATTTCTGATTGTGAATTTACTTCCTTGTTCATACTCACCAAATAGGTTGATAGTCATATCCTTTTCTTGTTTCCAACACGCATTACCGCCTTTCATAGCACTTGCCACGCTCCAGCTTTCGCAAGGTGGACTAGCTAGAATAACATCAGGTCTATCTAGCTTGTCCAACTGTTCCCATAGTGCGTTCGGTTTGTGTAGTGTGTTTATAGCAAGGTCTTGGTTGATACACGCATCACCAATTCCTATTGATGTGATCGTGTGTTGCCCCCCCATATTCACGTTGTATTCATCTACCGCTTGACGATAGCATCCGTTGCCATCGTCAAATAATCCCCATATATTCATCAATATACTTATTCGCCTTTAATGCACACATTTTTAGTTTTGTAATACACATCAACATATGTTTCATTACGATTGCCATTGTGTGTAACTTCGATAAATTCTTCAATAGTCCGTCCACTAACAATGGCTTTCCAATTTTGTAAGGTTTTACAAAACCAAACAATGAACATATCTTCTGGTGCAACAGTTTGATACCCTAAATTTTCAATCAACACTTTACGAGCTGCTTCAATTGCTTTTGTTTGTAATTCGTACATATTTTTAGTCTCCTTTAAAAAATACTAACCATACTGTTTTGCCTCTGCGTTGGCCAAATATCGGTTCACTAGGAAGTAACCTTTTAACCATTGGTAACGTGATTTGTTCCTCATTCCACTTAAATATCATCGTTCCGTTTGGTTTTAGTACTCGCCAACACTCAGATAGTCCTTGTTTAATATCCTCTTGCCATGTTTGTTCTAATCGTCCATATTTCAATGCTAGGAATGATTTATCACCAGCTTTTAATAAGTGAGGTGGGTCAAACACCACAAGGTGAAAACTTTCATCTTCAAAAGGCATCTTGCGGAAATCTGCGATCACATCAGGTTTTACAATCAACTTCCTACCATCACATAGTGTTGTGTCTAATATGCGGTTATCCATATAAACAGTTTCTCCGTGTTCTCTATCAAACCAAAACATTTTAGAACCACAACACGCATCTAGTATTTTCATCTATTCCCCTGTTATTTTATTCAAGCAAAAAATCACCACTAGCATAATAATCTTTATATTTAAATAGTTTGTTTTCACACTTAGCACAAACGCACCATTCGTCATAGTAGTAATCTAACCCTGAATACATTTCCGAATTATCACACTCTTCACCATCAAGATTTACAAAATAAGAAACTTCACCATCAACCTTTGAATTTACAACAAACTCCTTGCATCCACATTTAGGACATTTACCTATTTGTTTAATAAGTTGATATTCATTCATATGTTAATACTCACTTTCTACTCTCAAATGGATTTATTGTTTCAAAAATCACGAACGATGTATTTTTATATCCGTTACGTTCTTCCCATTTGCGAAAGACTTTTGTTAATTCTTCTTGCAACTCATCTATATGTTCTTGCTTTACATCTAGTAGATAATCTTCCGACCATTCTGCTATTTCATCGTCAAGATCATATTCCGCAACATCTTCAATAACACGTTCTGCATCAACAG